CGTACTTTGATTTATCTTAGTGAAACCTAGAGCGATGAGCGCCCAGACTTTTGGACCTCGTCAGTCTCGTCGTGCTGCGTATTCGGCGCATGTCGCGTTAGTTCGTAAGTTCTACCGTGACCCCGCATTCGCAGCGGGCCGTGCCACTGCGGAAGAGTTAGCTGGTTTGCCCCCGTATGTGCAATATTTTGCCCCACGGGTGCCTACCGTCCAGACCTTCCCCTTGGAGCGTCCACGGCCGGTTAGGGCATTCGACATTCCTGATTGTTGGGATGCCGAGTGCCCTACCCCTTCGCAGGGTTCCCCTGCGGTCCCCCCTTCCGTTTCTTCAGTGGGCGCTCCTCCCACTCCAGTTACGGTCGTAACAGTCGGTTCAGACACGCCACTCGCTTCTCTGAGTATACCGACTGTGGCTTCTGCCGAGCGTCATGGCTCCGCGAAGCCCACCCCCTCTGCTAGGCGTAGGGATAGACGTCAAGCTTTAAAAGTTGCCGTTTGTTCCATGGGAGTTGAGTCTTCATCTGTGCGCGTTTATACTAACACGCCTGAGGCTCAAAGACCCTTGGTTTACAATCGCGGTACTGCTAAGCTTGTCCCTTCCCTAATCGTCCCACCACCCCCTATAGCTTACAGTCCTTTCAGCAGGGTTGCTTTGGCAATGGCTGCTGCGCCGGCTCCTTCGGTAAGCTCCACCAGCACCGCAACGATTCCCCCTCCCATTCCTATCAAAGGTAGTACCCATCCTAAATGCGCCCGTGAGCGCTGGATAGCAGAATCCTTTGTTCGTCGATTGGTTGGACAGGGTAAGATGTTATACGATGTTGGTGGTTGTGTGGGTGGTTTGGATAGAGCATATCGCGGAGCTAAGAGAGACCCGACGGCTTGTAGTAGTCATGTTTCCATGCCCATTCTTGATGCCGACGATGTGGATCGCGTTTCTGCGAACCGCGTTGGTATCACTAGTGATGGGTCAGGATTCATTACTGACTGTACTAAGGTGTCTGGGTGTTTTCATAAGCTCAGTGACTGCTATTGCCCAGCGGTTGACCATGCTGACGCATTCTTGGCTAGTCATAGTTATTATTACTTTCGTGATGCGGATTTTGCTCGCATTGGCGATAGGGTAATGTACGTGATTTGCCATGATTTCGTGGGTCAGCATGGTGTTATAGCAGATGAATTTGGCTGGCAGTTGGTCGAGGGTGAGGTGATTATGGTGCCTCATCACGGCGGTCATGGGTATAGGAATCCCCCTGGAGTTAACAACGGGTACGTTTTGCCTGATGGGCGAATTATCAACAAGGAACGTATTGACGTTCCAGGTCTGATATTCACTAGCCTTTATCGGGTGAATTTGATTAACGTCAACGTTCAGACCCCAGTGCGGACACCTATGCCTTTAGCTGCCGTCGTCGCCGTTGAGGATATTGTAATCCCCACGGTGCGGTTCAAGTGGTTTCGTAAGTTGCTTGCGTGGCTGTCTGGGCGGACTGTTGACACGCTCGTCGTTGACGAGTCTAGTCCTGTTTACGCCGCAGCAATAGTCAAGTTGCGTTATTACGATTCCATAAGAGACGATACCCCGGCTGGCGCCAGCCAGAAACTAGAGTCGTTGTTGCAATCTATTTATGGCTTACATAAAGAACAGAGTATTCCGTTCGAGACCGCGAGCAACTATATTATGGCTGCGCTTAGGCGCACCCGTAAACCACTTGCCGCGGCCGCGTCTTGCCATGCTAGTATTGCAACAGCGAATCGTGCTATAAAGGGTAGTGTTCGTTCCGCTTGGTTTAATGCCATCTCTTGGCTTTGGTGTGTGATGTGCATGCTCCCTACTGGTGGTGCAGTCGCGCACTATATGCTGACGAGAGGCAAAGATCGCGATTTGTCTTTTGGGGAATGCTACGTATATACTATGTGCATCCTCATTGGCGTCGTTTTCACTTTCCGAGCGTTTTGGACACGGGGTGTTAATTATAAGTGGCAGCGGTTTATGGCCACTGCTCAAATGGACCCGTGACTACCCTTGGGCCATCTGACTGTTGACGGACTCGTTTGTAGTGTTCGTAGTGTCGTGATACCACGTGATATTGGGGCTTATTCCCTCATTTGTAATGTGCTCGACACTATTTGCTTAGGTCCTGGTGATGAGTCTCGGGTCGATCGGCGACACCGAATCATCACCAGGCCGGCTAGGTTTGTTTGCGATAAGCCTGCTCAGGTGGGTGCGAGATTGATGGGCCTTGTGTTTGCTTTGTCTTACACTTGTCGTACCTGTCTCTGTAATGCCCACAATGCATTGTGTAACAGACACTTATCCAAGCAGCCGACCACTACTAAATCGTTCATCCATAGTCTCATGGCCCTAGGGTTATTACGTGCTCGGTTAAGATTGGCGTATGCGGATCGTAGTACCGAAGGTTTCCTTAATTGGTTGTCTAAGTGGCCTCTGGCTAAGCGATTGAATATCGCTCGCTCAGTGGCCCGAGACGACGTAATTCCTGATCGTGTTAAATATATGGTCAAACGAGAGTCTGGCCATGCCTTGGTAACCAAGGCTCGCGGTATTCAGATGTATTGGAACCTCGCTACTCAGGAAGCTTTTGCTCGAGAATGTTCAAGCTTGCAGAAGGCTTGTTCTGATTTGTTCCATTTTCTCGATGTTGGTTCTGGTATTACCATCACTTTCGCTAGTGGGTTTAATGCCTTGACCCTCGGGGCTTGGATGGCCCGAGCTATGGCTTCTCATTCCGTATGCAAGTTTTATGAACGTGACGGTAAGAATTGGGATTCTACTATGTCCCTCGAGTTGTTGGAGTTTAAGAATCAGTTTTATGATGTTGTCGACGCTGGTTTGGCTAATTTTGCCAGGCGTTGCGTTACCGTGACTGGTGCCATTTATTCAGACGAGAATTGTATCAAGTACCGAGTTTCTGGTACAACTAAGTCTGGACATAATGACACCAGTCTAGGGAATAGCATTATCAACGCGTTTGTCGCTTTTGAATCCATGGTGTTGTGTGGATTGTCTGGTGACATCTTGGTCGCCGGGGATGACTTGTTGGTAGTCGTCTCTGGCGATTTTGACGTTGAGCTGCTTTTGGCAACTGAAGCAAGTTTTGGGATCCTGCCCGTCGGGCGGAAATTTGACAGTGTTGAGCACGTCAGTTTCATTTCCGGCGTGTGGTTTCCTAGCTTTGATTCTTATATTTTTACTCCTAAACCCGGGAGGCTATTGGCTAGGTTGTTCTGGTGTACCGACCCTCCGAGTTCGAAGAAGCACTGTGATTGGGTGCATTCAGTCGTACTCGGTTTGTGGCCGGTGTGCCAGCACCTACCGGTTATCCGTGAATTCTTATCAGTTCATGCTTGTTCCGGGGCCAGGATAGCCGTAAGTAAGATGCAGACCTATGATGTCGATGTTGGTTGTGTTGACACTTTTAGTGTTCGTGAATGTTTCATGCGTAGGTATGATCTCACGATCAACGATATCGATGAGGTGGTCGGCTTCATTCGTTATGTCGGGCCCAATCCCAAGGTGGGTTATCACCCTGTGATCACGAAGATTATGGACGTCGATCTGGCTGATTGTACAGATCGTCCCATATATCCGCAAGCTCGAACACGTTTTGGAACCGTACTTTGATTTATTGAAGTGAAACCATGTCTGTAGATTACGACTATTCTAAGCCTCGCGAGTCGCCGATGTACTCCGAGATAGTGTCCCGTGTCAGCAAATTAGGGTTGGATCAGGCTGCCGCTGATTGGCTCATCAAAGCTTTGCATCCACCTGGTCCGGGCACTTCGCCCGGCCTGCCGGATGAGAGTTTTGTGCCTACTTCTCGACCGGAATTTCGTACCTCACAAGTTATTGCTGCTCCTCC